GTCTTCGGTGGTCATGGTTGCCTCGCTTTCAGCATGGCGTCGGCAACGCCGTATGCAGATCGCGCCCAAAGGGCGATCAGTTCTTCATCGGTGCCGGTGTGGCGCGACCAATTGCGCCCCATCAAACCGGGCATCGCCTTCGCCGCAAAGTAGTCGCGCAGGGTCATGCCATCAGCATCGCTGCCGAGGCGGCTGTGCGGAAACGCCGGTCCTCCGGTGTCTTTCATTCCTGCTCTCCTTTAGTCTTATCTTCAAGATAGTGCTTCATCAAATTACCCCCATCAGCATCAGGCCAGCCGCGGCCACGCAGACCACAACCATGAAGACGTCGGCGCGCTTGGCCTGGCGCTCGAATCGATAGCGTGTCGGATAGCCGCTGGTGAACTGGCAGTCAGCTAGCGTGCGTGGTGTGGTGTAGTGGCTGGGTTTCATTTGTCGCTCTCTTTGTTCAATGCCAGTTTTGCCGGCGTGTCTGAAAACAGGGTGATCTCAATGGCACCATCCTTAGTCTTGATGACGATGGACCGCCAAATTGATGTGTGCGCAGCATCACCGCGGATTGCTGTTTCCTCTACGGTGATGCTCTGGACTCCGTGGATTCCTATGGTGTGCATGGGGGGGGCTCCTTGTTGTGGTGAACACTGGCCTGCCGAGGGGCAGGCCCGCTGCTCACGCAGCGGGCAATCGTCAGATGGCGTTCAGGAACTCAATCACCTTCGCGGCGTTCGTCCAGCCTGTCAGCGGCTCGACAACGCTGGCGCCACTGGGCTTGTGGGTGACGCGCACGGCGCGGAAGTAGCCGCATTGCGCCGAGGTGCCGATGCGGTGGTCGCCGGTGCGGCGGCGCGCTTCCAGCGTTGCGTAGCGGATGCTGAGGGTCGCGGCGATTGGGTTCATGTCTGCTGCTCCGGTTGCGTTGTCGATGAAAGAATCATACAACGCTTCCCACGCATTCCCACAATGTCCCACTACTTTGCAGGGCTATCCCTCAAGCACGCCTTGATGTAATGCAGTGCCTGCGCGCTGATGGTGCGGTCGCTTTGCCGCGCCTGCTGTTGCAGCGCCGACTTCACGTCGGCCGGGAGTCGAATGGTCAGAAAGGAGCTTTTGAGGTCTTTGGGCCGCTGTGGCATGGGTTGCTCTCCAGGAATGCTGCGATCTTGGCCTTGGCGTCTTCGGCGCCACGGCACACAAGCACACAGTATCCCACGACTTCTAACTTTGCGATGATGTCCTTCTGATCTGCGCTCACAACACCGCCACGCTCGCGCTTCATCTCCACCCATAGGCGCCACGCTGGGACGAACAGATCGGGAATGCCAGACACCACGCCCTCGGCCTTGAGGCGCCCGGCCGTGGCTAGGCTTCTGGCTCCGCCGTTCGGGATGGCGAAGATCAGCACTCCATGATGCGCCTTGCGAAACCAGCGCACCAGCTCGCGCTGCTCGAAGTGTTCTGATGGCGTGGTGTTCGTGGTGGCCATCAGAACGGCACCTCTTCAGCCCACAACTCGCAGGCATCAATCGACCCAGCGAAGTCTGCAGGCGGCTTCATGCCGAACTCAGCGCAATGTCCGTCTTTGCCATAGTGGTCGCACGTATGGCAGCACTTAGGCGGCTCGGACTGGACGAGCTCCCGCCATTGGATGACGGCTTGCGGTTCTGGCGGTCTGGTGCTCATGCCTGCGCCTTCACAAACGTGCCGTCTGGCATCAGCGTGCCTCGGCGGTCCTTGATCTGCTCATAGGCACCGGCCAGACACCTGGTCATGTCCATGTCGCGCAGCGCGCAGTAGTTGATCAGGCAGACAAGCACATCTCCTACGGCGTCCTCAATAGCTGCGATGTCGCGCTTGCCTTCGGCATCGCACAGTTCGCCCATCTCGCTTACAGCCTTGAGCAACTGGCTCGTTGGCGTGGCATTCGGAATGATGCTTCGCGCCTCGGACCAACGGATGACTTTTATCTCCAACTCAGACCAGCTCATATCCAACCCCTTTTCAACACTCGATGAAACTTTCCATCCATGCGGTATTCGATCCGCTCTGGAGCCTTGGCGTCGTTCATCTGGCGCGCCAAGTAATCAAGTCCATCCTCGTCGCCCTGCGCATGCACAGCATTGCTCAGATCGGCCCCAGCGCTGGCGGCCATCGTGTACAACTGCTGCATGGCCCTTGCGCCTGCGTAACCCTCGTGCAGTACGGGCAGGTACTCGGTGATCGGCTTGTCAGACAGCGCGCCGTAGTAGGTGCATGCCAGCATGATCTTGCCGCTGCTGCGGCTCTCATGCACGCGCCAACTCCACGACGAAACCTCCAGATCCGCGCCCCCCAGGCCCATAATGTCGTCGTTGCGCAGCTCCAGCTTCTTGCGCTCAGGCTCCGGGAATGCATGGCCGCAGGCAGGGCAGTTGGCCGCCGGAATGGCGCACAACTCGCCACAGTTGTCGCAGACCTTCACCGGCGCCTCGCCCTTCCCTTCCTGCCCTTTCTTGGGTGGCTGTACAGCCGTGATCGGCCCATGCGCTGCCACCACGCCAGCGAAGTCCAGCACCAGGCAATGGTCGGTATGGCTCTTGACCCGCATGCCGCGGCCTGCCATCTGCACATACAGGCCGGCGCTCATCGTCGGGCGCAGCATGGCGATCAGGTCAATGTCCGGATGGTCAAAGCCAGTGGTCAGCACATTGGCGTTTGTCAGGGATCGCAGGCGGCCGGTTTTGAAGTCTGCAAGGATTTGCTCGCGTTGTTTCTTCGGCGTCTCGCCTGTCACGCAGGCCGCAGGCACGCCGTTGTCGGTCAGCGCCTGAGCCACATGCTCGGCGTGCTTGACGCCGGAGCAAAAAAACAGCCACGCGCGGCGGTTGCCAGCCAGCGCAATCACCTCGCGCACAACACGCTCGTTCTGGTCGCTGGTGTCCACGGCAGCCTGCAACTCGGCCTCAACGTACTCGCCCCCACGCTTGTGAACGCCAGACACATCCAGCGCGAACTTTGTCACCTTGCTGCGTAGCGTAGACAGAAAGCCCTTGTGTACCAACTCCTCAATGCCAACGGGCTCGAGCAGCGCGTCGAACAGTGCTGGCTTGTCGGTGATCAGCCCATGCCCTAGCCTGTACGGCGTTGCGGTCAGCCCAACCACACGCAGCGCAGGGTTGATGGCCTTCAGCTCGCCCAGCAGCTTGCGGTATCCCCCCTCGTCCTTGTGGTTGACGAGGTGGCACTCGTCGATGATCACCAGGTCAACGTGGCCCAGCTCGCGCGCCTTGCTGCGCACCGACTGGATGCCGGCGAATGTGATGGGCTCGCCGAGTTGCTTCTTGCCAATGCTGGCGCTGTAGATGCCCAGCGGTGCGCCTGGCCAGTGCTGGCGCATCTTCTCGGCGTTCTGCTCGATCAGTTCCTTGACGTGCGTGAGCATCAGGATGCGCGTCTCTGGCCAATTCTGCAGGGCGTCCTTGCACAGGGCGGCGACGATGTGGCTTTTGCCGCTGCCGGTTGGCAGCACCAGGCAGGGATTGCCCGCGTAGCCAGCCTCGAACCAGGCATAGAGTTGATTGATGGCGCGCTGTTGGTAGTCACGGAGCATCACCCCTTCACCCCCAACAACCGCGCCATCTGATCCTTGGCGCGATACCGCGCCTGCTTCTGGGCGTCAGTCATCCGCGCACGCTTGGCGTCCCTGCCTACACCGAGCTTGTAGACTTTCAAAACGTCGCGTCCGCGGCTGTCCTTGTCCCATCTGACGATGTAGGCCGCGCCGGCTCGGTACAGCTCCCTTGTGTACTGCAGCACAGTCACGTAGTGCAAGCCCGTCTCGTCGGCCAGCTCTTGGCATGTGTAGTCACCCTCGAGCAGCAACTTGATCAGATGCGCCTGGGTGATTGCGTTGATCTTGATGATGCGCTTGCCTTTGTTGGTTGGGGGAGTGGTGGTCATAGGTATACCCTTTCCAGCCAACTCGCGTAATCCCGGATGTCACTGGTCAGCCGATACCGGCTGTCGTCGTCGCGGCGCGGGGACGATTCATCGTTGCATTCAAGGCACGCCATCGCAAAGTCGCTGACGGCTTCGGCCGCGTCCTGCAGTGCCTTAGCCGCCTTGAGCGCCGCCTTGGCGCGCGCGGCCTTGGCCTTGGCCTGGGCCTTGCGGTCGCGGTCGCTTATCCAGTCTTCGCCGGTCATTGAAATTTGCTTCACTCTGTTGGCCCTCCAACATCAGCCCACCACGCCACTACGCACTCTCCGCCACTGGCACAGTCATGCCAGCCAGTTTCGTCATCGCGCCAAGCCAAAAACACCTCTCCGCTTATCCGAGACCAAGCCAACACAGTGATGTCTGCATCTGGCAACTTGTAATGGCTGTTGATCCAAACAATGGTTTCAGTTTGTGTATTCATCCCACTACCCTCCCAGTCCTAACCTCCGACCGCACATGCACAATCGTCTCGTCATTGAGACTGCACGCGACCGGGTTTGCCAGGATCTCCCAACTGCTGTAGATGTGCGCATCGGACTCGCCGTTGGCCGTGTCGCGGCCGTTGATCTCGTAGATGGCGATCCAGGGCATTGACGAGTCCTTCATCTTCCAAGGCACCATGTCGGGGTGCAGGACGTGCGACTCGCAGGCCTTGCGCTGAAACTGGACCGGAATGCCATCAGCGTCGTGCCGCTCGCAGCGCCAGGTGCTGTCGTCCTTGGCCGTGCTGTGCGCACAGGTACGGCAGTTGACCTCCTTGGTGGTCTTCGTCTGGTGGCAAAACTCGTAGGCGTCGCAGAACTTGCACTGATACCAGCTCGGATCGGTGCTGAGCGGCGGCGGCATGCGGTCTGACAGAGCGATGCGCCGACCACGCTCAACGGCTTTCTCGGCAGCCGCCTGGTCGTACTTGATGCGTTCGCTATAGATTCGGTCGTCGTCTTTGCAGACAGCCACGTACAGCGCTCGCTCAATGCCTGTGCCGTGCATGTAGACCTGCATCTGCACCCAGTGCTCGGGCTTGGACTTCTCAACGCCATTGGCCTCCAGGTGCTCGAAACTTTTGCGGCTGTGCGTCTTGATCTCAGCCACATGGCGCTTCTTTGAGCCAGGCACACCAGACTCGATGACAGCATCCAGCGTGCCAGACACATGCGCCCCGAAGTCCACACGTTGCTCGGCCGTGCGCACATCCATGCCGATGGCGCGCAGGTCGGAGACGATAGTTGCTTCCTCATTGCGGCCGCGGCGAAACAACCGCAACACGCGGCCCGGGAACTGAGGCGCCACACCCCAGCGGAACGACAGCCACAGCCAGCGGTCACAAGGATGCCCCAACTGGCTGCAGCCGAGATGCGGACGTGGCGGCTCAGACTGCGATTCGTGATGCCCATCAACAAGGGCAGCAATGCTATGATTCGGTTCGGGTAGCTTCATGGTGCCCGTCTCCTCCTGTTCAAGTGCATGGGTGGCCCCGGTTCTCGCAAGAGTTCCGGGGCCTTTTTTCACTTCTTGCCCACAAGCCAGGGCGGAGTGGACTTGGCAGCAGCAGTGGTCGATGCCGCGATAGGCGCAGACGCTACCGCGGGCGGCGCAGCGCCGTGCGTCGCCTTGAATCCGCGCACCTCGTTCTGCGCCTGGTATTGGCCGTCAGCAGGCCGCACGTCGAGCTTGATCTGCAGGTTGCCGCCGATCAGTTGATCCGTGTCGGTGACGCGACCCAGCCCGATTGCGCGCATGATCTCGCCAAGTTGCTGCCGGCCGATCTCCTCGGCTTTGGCGCTGGGGTTTTTGATGTTGAGGTTGCCGAACACCACGCGGCCCTGGTGTGCCGGCCCGGTGATGTCGTACCGGACCTTGATGTACTGGCCGTTGCCGTCCTTGGTGGGCTTCAACTCAGCGCCAGTGATGGCGGCTGTGTACCAGCCGGCAGGCAGAGGGTCAAAGTTGCTGCTGCCCTGGGGCAGTTCGTTGGCGTCGAAGGTTTGTCCGAGGAAAGCCATGTCTGTCACTCCTTGCTGATGACGGGTTCGATGGTGAACGATGGGCGGCCAGGCTTGGCCGTGATGGCGGGCGCCAGCGCCCTGGTGATGGACTCGTTGCTCGACTTCCAGATCGCCATGTTGAGCTCGGGCTTCCAGCGGAACAGCGTCGAGAGGTGTTCGGTCAGACCATGCTCTGCGGCCAGCTCCTGCACGCGATCGGCGTCCACCTTGCGGTCAATGCGGCCGACAACTTTGACCCGGAAACCTTCCAGCGCCAGGGTCTCGGTGCCTTCCACGTCGTCGCGGATGGCAGCGCGCACACGCATCTCGTCCTCAATCTGCCGGCGCTCTTCAGTGGCGCGCCGTTCGAGTTCTTTGTGTTCGAGCCACATCGTGGCCAGTTGCTCCATGCTGAGGTTCTTCACTTTGCGCCCCCGATCTTGCTGATGATCGCGCCCAGATCTGGCGCTTCCCAGGCCTCCAACTTGCCTGACCTATCCTTAGCCAGCCACAGGCCATCGCTGTCGCACATCAGGGCGCGTTGTGTGCCACCCTCGCTGTCCTTCTCGACGCGAAGGGCCAGCACCTCGTCGAAGAAGTAGGGCAATGCCTGGCCGGTCTTGTTGCCTGGCATCGAGGGCGCGTACAGCACTCGGCCCATCTCGTCCTGCGTTTTCTCCAGCTTGGCACTCATGTAGACATGGCGGCCAGGCAGATCGCGGAAGGCACGAATGATGTCGGCCATCTGCTCCTGCATCGCCCCGTAGGCCTGGCGTGGGTCTTTGGTCGCCTTCTTCTCAGCGTTGAGCACCACCTCGGCGATCTCGCTGATGGAGTCCAGCGCCACCGACTGGTAGCCCTTGGCCTCGTCAGACTGCGACAGCCAGGACCACGCCTCGCGCAGCGTGTCCATGTCGTTGATCTCGATGTAGGGCAGGTCTGCGTCCTGGATGGACAGCAGGCCGCCCTCGGCCGAGAGTACGATGGGGCCGGGCAAGGTCTTGATGAGACTGGTCTTGCCGGCTCCGGCTTGGCCGTATACCAACAGCTTGACGCCGTTGGCAGACAGGCTGCCGGTTGACTTTACGTTGATGGCCATGTCGGCCCTCCTTTGGTTGCCTGCGCGGTCGGGACATCCGGGTGCGCAGTGGTTGCATCATAGGGCATGAATGGGGTAGGATGCAAGCACCGACAAAGAAATTTTCACTGGAGTGCTAACAATGTTGACCGTTGAGCAGATCAAGAGGAGGCTGGAGGATGCCAACCTCAAGCGCGTGGCTGAGAACGCGGGCCTGCATCCGGCGACCGTCTATCGGCTCATGCAGGGTCAAGGTCGCACAGCCTACGAGACGGTGAAGGCGCTGTCAGACTATCTGGAGAGCAGGGAGCCGGCGCATGGCTGATCTCTCCAACGTCCTCGGCGGCCCTTGGTCGCCGCCACCAGAAAAGCGGGTTGCTCCACCAGAGGAGCAGCTCATCGATGCCATCAGGGAAGCAGGCCTAGAACCACCGGAACAGGTGATCCTGGACGGCAAGATTCACAGATTCAAGTCCAGAACGAAAGGCGCACCAGGGCATGGCGACAAGCCTGGCTGGTATCTGGTCTTTGGTGATGGCGTGCCAGCCGGTCGCTTTGGCTGCTGGAGGGCAGGCGTAGAGGTGACGTGGCGCGCAGATGTAGGACGCAAACTCACCCAGACCGAGGAAATGGCCCACGCCAGACGCATGGCAGAGGCCAAGACGCTGCGTGACGCTGAGCTGGAGCGCAAGCACCAGGTGGCCAGCGAGACGGTTGAGACGATCTGGTCGTCGGCCCAGGCGGCCAGCCCAGATCACCCCTACCTGCGGCGTAAGCGCGTTCAGCCGCACGGAGCCAGGGTCACTGGAGACGGGCGCCTGGTGGTTCCGCTGTACGACGCCGACGGCACGTTGTCGAGTTTGCAGTACATCAGCCACGACGGCGGAAAGCTCTATCATCCAGGAGGCCAGACAGGCGGCAAGTTCTGGATGCTGGGCACGATGGACGAGCCTGGCACGCTGTTCGTGGCCGAGGGATTTGCCACCGCGGCAACAGTCCACGAGGTTACGCGGCGGCCCGTCATCATGGCCTACAGCGCCAGCAACCTAGTGCCGGTGACTGGCGGCCTGCGCGAGCTGCATGGCGCAAATCAGGACATCGTGATCGTGGCTGACAACGACGCGTCTGGCGTCGGCCAGCGATACGCCGAGCAGGCATGTGCCAAGCACGGAGCGCGCATGGTCATGCCTCCAGAACCTGGTGACGCCAATGATTATGCACAAGCCGGCCACGATCTAGCCTCGCTGTTGATGCCGCCACGCGAAGACTGGCTGATCCCCGCTGACGACTTTGCGGCGCAACCTGCGCCGATTGCGTGGCTCGTCAAGCACTGGGTGCAGGCAGGAGCACTCATCATGGTGCATGGCCCATCTGGCGGAGGAAAGACCTTCGTCGTGCTGGACTGGTGCCTACGCATGGCCGCAGGAATGGATGACTGGTGCGGCAGCAAGGTGCGACCTGGCAGCGTGGTCTATTTGGCCGGCGAAGGGCACCACGGCCTGCGCGGTCGGGTGGCGGCGTGGAAGCACCATCACCAAGCCGGCCGGCTTTCGATGTGGTTGAGCCGAGGCGGCTGCGATCTCAACACGCCAACAGGTTATGTTAAGGTGGTAGAGCAGGTTCGGGCGCTGCCAAAGACACCATCAATCATCGTGGTGGACACCCTGCACCGATTTCTGTCTGGCGATGAGAACAGCGCCCAGGACACGAAGACGATGTTGGATGCCTGCGGCGCACTGATGCGGGAGTTTTCCTGCGCCGTTTTGCTAGTTCATCACACAGGGGTGTCAGAAGAAGCGCAGCATCGGGCTCGAGGTTCCAGCGCATGGCGAGGCGCATTGGATATTGAGGTGAGTATTGTCCCGTCAAAGAATGGATCGCCAATGGAAATAGTGCAGCGCAAATCCAAAGACGCGGAGTTGGCGAAGACGGTATATGTCAAGTTGGAGCAGGTGCAAATACCCGGGTGGAAGGATGAGGATGATCAACCTGTCACCAGCGCAGTTATTGCGCAGGAGGACGCGCCAGTATCCGAGAAGAAATCAGGCGGCAAGATCGACAGCCACCGCAAGACATTCGAGAACGCTTGGTGGTCTTCTGGATGCGAAGAGCGCAACGGCCTGCCGTACCTGAGCCGGTCTGCGATGGTGGACTATCTGGTGCAGAAGATGGACGTGAGCGAGGCCTCGGCCAAGGTCTACATCAAGCCAAGCGCGACCGGCAGGCCCATTGCCGACCTGCTGGTGGCTGAGATCATCGAGGCTTTCGAGCATGGCTGGACGGTGGTCGATGGGGCTCAAGCAAGCGCCATGCTGATCCGAAAGTCGGAGCGCTGATCATGAGTTATCCACAGACTTATCCACAAGCATGGAAAGGGAACAACGGAACGGAACGGAAAAAAACGGAACTCAGTTCCCTTGGCAAAACAGCGCAAAAAGGGAACGGAACGGAACACACACCTTTAGGTGTGTTCCCAGTTCCCTTGCGATGCGGCGCAATTCAGTGACGATCCACCACAAGAAGTGTGGCAAAGTTATCCACAGGAAAGTGAGTAGGCACTAACATGACAACCAGACTGACAGAGCGCCAAGCCGAGACCCTGGCGCTGGTGCGAAAGCATCAACCCATCTCGCGCTCAGATGTGGCGCAGAGGTTAGGATGCTCCAACATGACGGCCACACAGCATTTGCATGCGTTGTGCAAGGTTGGATTGATTGCGCCATCCGGGATCGGAAAATACTCGAGATGGATGGCTGTCCAGATCAAGCAGAATGCGCCGAGGAATCCAATTGAGCAGGCTGCCAGCGTTTGGGAATATGCTTTTAGGGTTGGGGTGATGGTATGAGGACGAAGCCGAAAAGCAAAGATCGTGCAGAAATCAGCGCGAAGGTATTTGAAGGCATGCGCAGCGGCATGAGCGCATTCAAGGCATGCAAAGCCGTTGGCGTGAATCAGAGCACGTTCAATCTGTGGCTGAATGATGATGCCGACCTCGCCGCAGAGTACACACGCGCGCGCGAAGATCTGCTGGAGCTGATGGCCAGCGACCTGCTTGATATTGCAGATCGTCCAGTTGGCTCTACTGAATCAGGCACAACCGATTCTGGCGCTGTGGCCGACAAGAAGGTGCAGATCGACACCCGCAAGTGGCTACTGTCCAAGCTGGCTCCAAAAAGGTACGGAGACCGCGTTGGCTTGGAGCTGACAGGCCAAAACGGCGGCCCCATCCAAATCGTCGCTGCCACGACCGACGAGCGCCTGTAGTCGCATGGCGTTCGCCTTCACAGCCCGCCAGGAAGCCGCGCAGCAAGTGCTGGCGGGAGACGCCACGCATTTGATGCTGTTCGGCGGCTCGCGCTCTGGAAAGACGTTTCTGCTGACCCGCAACGTCATCATGCGCGCGCTCAAGGCCCCCAACAGTCGGCACGCCATCTTTCGATTCCGGCTGAACCATGTGCGGGCCTCAATCGTTGGCGACACGTTCCCGAAGGTCATGCGCGTGGCGTTTCCTGGCGTCACCTATGACCTGCAGAGGACCGACCTGATTGCCACACTTCCGAACGGCAGCCAGATCGTGTTCGGCGGCGTGGACGACAAGGAGCGCACCGAGAAGCTCCTGGGCCTGGAGTTTGCGACCGTCTACTTCAACGAGTGCTCACAGATTCCGGTGGCCAGCGTGGACATGGTGCTGACCCGCCTGGCGCAGAAAGCAGAGTCCGTGATCCAGGGGCGCCAGCCGCAGCCGCTGAAACTGCGCGCCTACTACGACTGCAACCCGCCCAGCAAAGCACACTGGACGTACCGGCGCTTTGTGCAGCGCGTGGACCTTGACACCAAGCGCTCACTACCGAACCCAGAGGACTACGCAACGTTCAGCATCAATCCGGTTGACAACGCGCAGAATCTCTCGCCCGAGTACCTGGCGCAACTGGAGGCTCTGCCAGCCAGGATGCGTGCGCGGTTCCTTGAGGGGAAGTTTGCCGACGCCACGCCGAACGCACTGTTTCCCGAGGAGGTGATCGACCGCTGGCGTGTCCTGGACGGAGCGGTTCCAGACCTGACGCGCGTGGTGGTGGCCATTGATCCGTCCGGAGCCGGCGACGAGGCGAACGCCGACAACGACGCTATCGGCGTCGTGGTGGCCGGCCTTGGCGTGGACGGCAATGCCTACGTACTCGAGGACTGCACTGTCAAGGCAGGGCCGGCGACTTGGGGGCGCGTGGCAACCTCAGCGTTTGATCGCCACCAGGCTGATTGCGTGGTGGCCGAGACGAACTACGGCGGTGCAATGGTTCAGCAGACGATCAACGTGGCGCGGCCGCGCACACCGTTCAAGGCTGTAACGGCAAGCCGCGGCAAGCACGTCCGCGCGGAGCCGTTCTCAGCGTTGTACGAGGCCGGAAAGGTTCGGCACGTTGGCATGTTTGCCGAACTGGAGGAGGAATTGACGGCGTTCAGCACGAGCGGCTATACAGGAGGATCAAGCCCGAACCGTGCCGACGCATTGATTTGGGCGCTGGCCGCACTGTTCCCCGCCCTGACGGCGCCCGCCAAGAAGGAGCAGAGTTTTGTCCCCGTGCCGATGGTGACTCGGTGGTAGCATAATCCGGGGGCAATTGCAAACGCTTGGGGAAGACATGGCACGCAAAACCAACGACGAGCGGCTGAAGGATGTTCATGCCGAAGCGCTCACGCGCTTTGAGCGCATCCAGTCTGCCGTGCGTAACGAGCGGCTGCAGTGCCTGCAAGACCGACGCTTCTACTCGATCAGTGGCGCGCAGTGGGAAGGCCCGCTGCAGGAGCAGTTTGAGAACCGTCCCAGAATGGAGGTCAACAAGATTGCGCTGGCCGTTCAACGGATGGTCTCCGAGTACCGCAACAACCGCGTGACGGTCGATTTTGTTCCCCGTGACGGCAGCAACGTTGATGACGAGCTGGCCGACGTTTGCGACAGGCTTTATCGCGCAGACGAGCAGGACTCCAGCGCCGTCGAAGCGTATGACAACGCCTTCGAGGAGGCGGCCGGCGGCGGCTTTGGTGCTTGGCGCATGCGCACCGTCTACGAGGACGACGAAGACCCCGACAACGAGCGCCAACGAATCAAGATCGAGCCGATCTATGACGCGGATTCGTCGGTCTTTTTCGACATCGACGCCAGGCGCCAGGACAAGGCAGACGCGACGCACGCGTTCATTTTGACGGCGATGGATCGGCAGTCGTACATCAACGAGTACGGCGATGACCCAGCGTCGTGGCCGAAGGAGATCTACCAGTTCGAATTCGACTGGGACACGCCTGATGTGGTGTTCCTGGCCGAGTATTTCGATGTCGAGGAGGTCTCCGAGGAGGTGCGAACGTACAGGCACCTCGATGGCGAAGAGGAGAAGTTCACTGCGCGCGACTTCCGGGACGATGAAGACCTTGAGGATCGCCTCGCCGCGACTGGAAGCGTGGAGGTTCGCCGTCGGCGCGTGAAGGTGAGGCGCGTCCACAAGTACCTGATGAGCGGCGGCCGCATCCTGCGAGATGATGGGTTCATTGCCGGCAAGCACATTCCCATCGTTCCGGTCTACGGCAAGCGATGGTTCATCGACAACGTGGAGCGATGCTGCGGCATCGTGCGCATGGCCAAGGACGCGCAGCGTCTGAAAAACATGCAGTTGTCTAAGCTGGCCGAGATCAGTGCTTACTCGAGTATCGAGAAGCCGATCCTGACGCCTGAGCAGGTCGCCGGCCACCAAATGATGTGGGCCGACGACAACATCAAGCAGTATCCCTACCTGCTCATCAACCCGGTGACCGGGCCTGACGGATCGCAGCAGATCAGTGGACCGGTGGCGTACACGAAGTCCGCAGCCATCCCCCCGTCTCTGGCCGCTCTGCTTGAGGTGACAGAGCGCGACATGCAAGACATCCTCGGCTCGCCCCAGCAGGCCGACAAGATGGTGTCCAACATCTCGGGCAAGGCCGTCGAACTCATTCAGACACGCCTGGACACGCAGACGTTTTTGTACATGAGCAACTATGCCCGCGGCATGCAGCGGGGCGGTGAGATCTGGCTGTCAATGGCTGTCGATGTCTACGTCGAGCCTGGGCGGCGCATGAAGTCCGTCGGTTCGGGCGGCGAGGTGGAATCGGTTGAGCTGATGAAGCCACGCATCAACGCCCAGACCGGCGAGATGGAGCTCGTCAATGATCTGAGCCGCGCGAAGTTCGATGTGGCGGCGGATGTCGGTCCGTCCAGCACCAGCAAGCGCGCAGCAATGGTGCGAGCGCTGACCGGCATGATGGCCATCACACAAGACCCTGAGACTTCGCAGGTTTTGCAGGCTCTGGCCATGATGCAGATGGAGGGCGAAGGCCTGACTGAGGCGCGCGAGTTCTTCCGGCGCAAGCTGGTGCGCATGGGCGTCGTCAAACCGACAGAGGCTGAGGCGCAAGAAATGGCAGCGCTGCTGCAGGGCCAGGGCGACGACCCGAATGCTGTGTTCCTGCAGGCCGCGGCCGAGGAGGCAACGGCCAAGGCAGCGCAGGCGCGAGCCAACACGGTCAAGACCGTGGCTGATGCCGAGTTGTCGCGCGCCCGCACTGTCGAGACGCTATCCAAGGTCGAATTGGACGATCAACGGGCGGCAATTGATACCGCCAAGGGCGTGCTGGAGGTGCTGCGTGGCTGATCCGATGATCAATGAAATCCTGCGCCGTGCGGTGTTCGCGCAGGCTGTGCAGGGCCTGCCCACTGGGTTTGCACCGCAACCGATCACGTTTGCGCCTCTGATGCAGACCACAGTGGCGCAGCCCCAGCCTGGGGGCGGCGGCTTCGGCGCTCAGGATATGGTGATGGCCGATGGGCGCGACGGCGGATCGCCTGGCGGCACGTTTGGGGCGGCTGGATATTCTGCGGCCGGCGAACCTTTGACTTCGTTCAATACGCCATTCGGGCCAATCACCACCGGAGACATCGCAGGCAAACTGGTTGATGTTGCGCTTCCCGGTCTGTTTACGCTGGCATCGAAAGCCATGACCGGGCGCACGCCTGGTCAAGCGCTGAAGGCTGCGATGACCCCAGTATCCGAAGCCTCCATCGCCATGAGTCCGGCCGCCTTCGACCTGGCGCAGCAGATCGGCATCACGCCCGCGGAGGCGCAGGGGATGATCAACGCAATGGGCGGGTCCAATGCCGTGGCGGGCCAGGATCTTGGCGCGGTGGCCGCGCAGTCGCTGGGGTTCGA